TATCGTAAATTTGTAAAAAAAAATAAGAAATGCTAAACAATTCTAAATCAGTATTGATTATCGGAGAAAGTGGTTCTGGTAAATCAACTTCAATGAAAAATTTAAATCCTAAAGAAACAATTGTTTTTTCTACTTTAGGTAAGGGTTTGCCTTTTAAAAACAGTCGTAAAAATTATTCTGTTTGGTCTAAAGATTCAAATCCTGATGGCAATATTGTTATAACAAGTTCTGCTAAAACAATTGGTCATTGGTTGCAACATGTTAGTAATAAAATGCCACACATAAAAACATGTGTTATAGATGATAGTACTTTTTTAAGTGCTAAAGAATTAGATAGAAGAAAAGATGAAATAGGTTATGTTAAATTTAATGACATTGCTCATGATTTCCTTATGCTTTCTGAAATTGCAAATACTTTAAGAGAAGATTTGACAATTTATTTTCTTTATCATGTAAAAATAGAAGGTGATGGTATTTTAGAAGCCAAAACTATCAAAGCAATGTCACATGGTAAAATGATTGATGAAAAACTTGCTTCTGTAGAAGCGCAATTTGAAATTGTTTTATTGGCTTGTAAAATGTTAGATGACAACAATAATCTAATTTATAAGTTTAAAACAAGAGATATGAATTCTACTGCAAAAAGTCCTTTAGGAATGTTTGAAGAAGAATATATAGACAATGATATTGATTTAGTCAACAAGGCAATTAAATGTTATTATTCTGAAGAATGTTAATTAAAAATTTAAACAATTAAAATTTAAAAAAATGAGTGAACAAAAAAGTGTATTCGATTTTGGATCGACAACTATTCCTGAAGAACAAAAGTTTCTAAGTATGGGTGATTATTGGTTATCTGTAAGTAAAGCAGAATTTGTAAAACCAGAAGGAAACAATGTTGAAGGAAAACCTAAAACTCCTTATTTAGAAGTAGTTTTTACAGGAAAATCAGGACAAGTGACTGAAAAGTTTTTTATAAGTCCTAGTGAAGGTATTATGGCTCGATTGCAATATTTGCATCATGCTTTAACAGGTAAAAGCTGTGAAAAAAAGTTTAATACTGTTGATGAAGTAGGTGCTTATTATAAGCTGCTTTTGAATGATAATCGTATTAAATCAAAAGTATTCGGAGTAACTGTTGGTGGTCGTTTGGCTGCAAATGGTAAAATTTATGGATGTTTGCCTTATTTGCATTTTCTTGTGGATAAAGATCTTGCTGAAAAATCAGGATTTGAAGAAGGTTCAATTGAAGAAAATTCTCCTCGTTGGAAGAATTTGTTAAAAGTTGATAGCAATAAATCAACAAATACAAATGATATAATGGTAGGAAGTTCTAAAAAAACATCAGCACAAGCTCCTGATGTTTTAGATGATTTACCATTTTAACATTTATTTAATAAACAATTTCAATTTTTTATTTTACTTTTACAAAAAATTATAAAACAATGGCAAAAGCAACAAAAACAAAAGCACGTCAAGCACGTCCAGTACAACAAGCTCCAATAGCACAACAACCTCAAATGGACTCACAACAACCTGTGATGAAAAAAGGTGGTACTATGAAAGGTAAAAAGAAGTATTAATTAAAATTAGAAAATTTTATGGCAAAAAGTAAGAAAACCAATAACGCTGTACCGCCTACCAAAGCCGTAACAGCAACAAAAACAAGTACTTCAGGTCTTAATCCTAAGACCAAAGTAATGCCTAAATCTAAAAAAGGTGGAGCTTGTTAATTAAATTTAATGTTTAATCAAAGGGTGGTCTATACGATCACCCTTTTTTATTTTTCTTATGCAAGAATTTGATTTTACAAAAGTAGATTCTCCTTTAATACTTACTCCTGATTATCTTTTACATAAAATTCCTGAAGAAGCAATTATGTTATACTATTTAAATTCTTTTAAAATAGGAAAAGCATTTTGTAGTCCTTTTAGAAAAGATAATAATCCTTCAGCAAGATGTTTTGTTTCTAGTTCAGGACAAATATTATTTCAGGATTTTGCTACAGGTGAAGTATTAAATTGTTGGCAAGTAGTTAAAAAAAAGTATGGATGTAACTTTAATCAAGCATTAAATATTGTTGCTAAAGATTTTGGTATAACAAGCAACAACAGACTTTCTAAATCATTCTATAGTGAAGTCACAGAACTAAACAAAGAAGTAAAAAAAGAAACACTTATTCAATTTGAACCTGCTGATTGGAACAAAAAAAATAGTGCTTTTTGGAAAAAAGGTGAAATTACAATAGAAGAATTAGAAAATGCTGGTGATATTTTTGCAATAAAAGAATTATATATTAATCATTGTCAAATTTATAATCCAAATAATTTTGATAGATATGCTTATATAGTTAATTGTTTTATTAATGATAAATGGGAGAAAAAAGTAAAAATATATTCTCCAAAAGATCCAAAAATGAAATTTTTATCTTCTGTTCCTTTAAATTGTCCGGGATGGTTAGATAGATTAAATAAAAAAGATAATAAAGTTTTTATTGTAAAAAGTAGAAAAGATTGTCAGATAATGATAAAATATTTTACTGACATGATATGGCTTCAAAATGAATCAGAAACTTCTTTTCCTGAAGAAATTCAAAAAAAATTACTTTCTGAATATGAAAAAGCTATAATAGTTTTTGGGTCTGACCCACACGCTGTTGCAGTATCGAAAAAATTTACACAAAAAGGCTTTCATTACTTTAACACACTTAAAAAAGATTATGAAAATTATAAAATAGAAGATCCTTTTGATACAGTATCTTTATTCGGTCTAAAGGAATTTGAAAAACAACTAAAAAACAAAAAACTGTTATGATACAAACAAAAAAACAACTTATTACAAACTGGCAAATAGGTTCTGATGTCGAATTCTTTTTGCAAGACATAAATACAAAAAAAATTGTAACGGCTGAAAATATTATTAAAGGAACTAAAAAAGATCCTTTTTATTTTGAACCAAATAATAATTATTATGCAACTTCTTTAGATTGTGTTCTTGCAGAAGGTAATATTCCACCTTGTAAAACAGAAGGTGAATTTTATTCAGCAATGAATCATCTTATCAAATATATAAATAATTTTATTCCCAATCAATTGCAAACTTTAGCTATTCCTGTAGCAGAATTAGACGAAGATCAATTACAATCAGAAACAGCATGTACTTTTGGTTGTGCGTCTTCATTAGATTGCTGGACTTTAAAAGAAGTAAGACCTTTTCCTAAAGGAGATAGGTATCGTTCGGCCGGGACTCATTTACACATAGGTTATGAAGAACCAAATTTCAAAACAAACATAAATATTATTCGTGCAATGGATCTTTATTTAGGAATTCCTTCTGTTTTAATAGAGCCTAAAAATAAAAGAAAAGAAGTAGGATATGGTCTTGCAGGTAATATGAGACAAACTCGTTGGGGAGCAGAATATAGAGTACTTTCTTCATACTTTGCTTCTAATGAAAAACTTATTAAATGGTGTTTTAGAAATACTGAAGCAGCAATTAATTTTGTAAATGATGAAAAATCTTCTATAATAGAAAATTTAGGTAAAGAAATATCACACATTATTAATAATAATGATGTCGAATTGGCAAAAAAATATGTTAATGATTTTAATATTGAACTTATATGAAAAGAATTGAAATAACAAAAGACGCTCCATATGTATTGATAGGAGTATATGGTACGCTTAGAAAAGGCGAAGGTAATTATAAATGGATATTACAAGATAGTGATTCTGAATTTATAGGTGATTTTAAAACAGATCCTATGTTTACTATGTATGGTAAAAATTCAGGATTTCCTATTGTTTCTCCTAAAGGAAACACTTCTATTAAAGTTGAAGTTTTTAAAGTTAAAAATGCAAATACTTTAGAACAATTACATCGTTTAGAAGGATGTACAGGTATTCCGGGAGATAATAAAAATTGGTATGATATAACCGCAATTAAAACTCCTTTTGGAGAAAATGCATATATTTATGTTCAAGATTATCAAGGTTCAGAAGAAGAAATAATCAAATCAGGTGATTGGAAAAACAAAAAAATAGCATGACAACAAAAAACAACAATATAATCCAAAAATTATTAGAAATAGTAGAAAGAAATGAAAAAAACTATATTAATGAAGGTCTTTTATATTTTAATACTTTAGAACACATAGAAGATCAAGATTTTGTTTCTTTTTTTAAAAAATTTCTTAATGAGTATAATGTTTTTTATAGTACATATAACGCAAAAAATAAAGAATATCAATGTAAATCAGGTGCTTACAGGTCAACAGAAGATATATTTAGATTATCTAAAAATTATTTTCCACAAATAACGTTTTTAGAAGTTATTAAAAACCTTGTAGATTTAAATGAAAAAAAAGAAATAATAACTTTATGGTGTCCAGATATTGAAAAAAGAGTATGGTCTAAACTTTGGTATGAAGATTATTTAAGAAAACCTGAAAACGGATCTATGTCAACATATGATAAAAATTATATATCTAGATTTCAAAATAAAACCGATGATCTTAATTATGATGATTTAAAAATCATATGGCAATATCTTAATTCACCAGAAATTAAAAAGAAAGAAAAAATGTTTAAATTTCAAATTTATACCAGACATCCTAGTTATCAAACTTTAAGAGCAGAGTTGAAAAAAATGCCTTTTAAAACAGTAGCTCGATTTGGATCAACCACAAATATTGATCCACTTAAAATAAAAAATACCAAACTAGTAGAAATAAATACTGTTGAAGCTGTTTCTAATAGTGCATCAAAATTAAAAATGATGACTAAATTTTTAGAAAATGATATTTCTACAGCAGCGTGGTTTATTTGTAATAAATCAGAAAATGATTTACAATTTTATATGTGTAATAACCAAACACAAGAAGATAAAATAAATATTGAAGATATTAAATATCCTTTAATAATCAAATCACATTTAGGTTCTCGTGGAATAGGTAATTATTATATAAAAGACAAAGAATCTTTATTAAAATTTTGCAATAATAGAGATATGAATAAATACATAATTCAAGAATATAAAACATATTCTCGTGAATATCGTCTTCATATCAATGCTTTAGAAAACACTTGTTTTTATACAAATCGCAAAATGTTAAAAAGAGATGCTCCTGAAGAAACTCGTTTTCAAAAACATGCTAATAATTGTGTTTGGATCTTAGAAGAAAATGAACTTTTTGAAAAACCTATAAACTGGGATAAAATTGTTCAGGAATGTTCTAATGCATTAAAAGCAGTAGGATTAGATATAGGTGCTGTAGATGTATTAGTACAAGCAGGAAAAAATAAAAATGGTACTATTAATTCAGATCCTAGATTTATAATAATAGAAACTTCTTCAGCACCTTCTATGGGTTCAATAACTACTGAAAAGTATTTAAAAGAATTGCCTAAAATTGCAGAAAAAAAATATCAACTATTAAATCAAATCTAATAAAAAGGGGATTAATTTCCCCTTTTTTATTTTTAACAAACAAAACAAAAACAATGATAACAATAATAACAATTTATCTAATAATACAATTAATATTTAATTTTTTCTTTAAAATAGATCAATCAATGATCTATTGTGGAATAGCAGCTTTCAATGGTAAAAAAAATTTAACTAAGTCTCAAAAAGAAAAAGTATATAATAATATGAAAATTCTTGGTTTATATAATCAAGAAAGGGGTGGTGATGGATGTGGAATGTTTTTAAATGGCAATCTTTATAAAGGATATTCTAATTTTACCACCAAAAAAGATACCACTATGTTTAGAAACTTTATTTCTGATGAAGAACATAAAAATCTTGAGTATAAAGATGGTAGTATTTTAATACATTCTAGAAAAGCAGCAGGTGGTGGTGTTTGTTCTCGTGAAAATAATCATCCATTTTTTATTGATTCACAAACAAATCCTTTTTTTATTGTCCATAATGGTGTAATAAGTAATATCAGATCTCTTGCAACAAAACATGAATTACCTTTAAATTCTTTTGAAGTAGATTCACATGGACTAGGATTACTTTTAGAAAAAGTAGGAATGAACATTTTAAAAGAATATGATGGTTATGCAGCATTACTTTGGGTAATGAAAAATAATCCTGAAGAAATGTTTGTTTATCATGGCAAATATTGCAAATATAAAGAAGATAAAATAGAAGAAGCAATAGAAGAAAGACCTTTGTATTTTTTAAAATCTAAAGAAGGTATTTATCTTTCTTCAATGGAAAATTCATTAATTACTATTGCTGCAAAAAATGAAATAGTAGAATGTTTGAATCATAATTATGTTTTTAAATTAAAAAATGGAGAATTTGAAGATTTTTCTTTTGAAATAGACCGAGTATATGGACCTAATACTATAGAAAAACCTGTTATCAAATTTAATAATAATTATCAACAAACTTCAAATTGGAATAATAATCGTAATTATGGCCATAGTTGGGAAGATGATTATGTTGATGATTATGGATATAATAATTATTGGAATAAAAAAGCAGCAGAAAATAATACAAAAAAATCTACAGAAATTATTCTTTCAAATAGTTCTTCAAATAATACAATTAATATCGATAGAACAATTCTTTATAGTGAACCAGAACCTACTCAAGCATCAACAATTCGCAGAATATTTTTTCATAAAGGAAGATATAAAGCAAAATTTCAAATAAATTCTTCAGGAAAATCAGAAGCATCACTACTTCATGGATCTGTACATCATGATAAGAAGGGTAATATTTTAGATTCAGGTATATTTCATAGTAATAAAGAAATAAGTTACTTTATTCAAGGTGTTATGATCAAAACAGAATCTTTTAAAGAAGCTTCTAATTGGTATACATCATATAACACAAATAATTTTGGAAAAACAAATTTTGCTTTTTCTATTAGTAAATGGAGTAAACATCCTGTTACAAATTATGTTGCAGAATCTCCAGGAATAGATGATCAGCTTTTATATGCTTGGTATTGTGATGGTAAACGTATAATTTCTCCAAAAAACGTTTCTTTTAAATTTTCTTCAAGATTATACACAATAAATAGTAACGGTTATTTAGAAAAAATAAGTAATACTACTAAATCAAATAATGATGAAAAAATTGATGTAAATCTTAATAAATTTTCAGACAAGACTAAAGCAAATAGTCTTTATGATGTTGTTTTTTATAGTGTAAAAGACGCTTATAAAATGCTTAGTACAGAAGAACTTCTTGCTATAAGATTTTTTATATTTGATTGTCTTGTACACGAATCAAAAAATAACGATACTATAAATGACATCTATAATTATACTAATGAAGATTTCTTAAAAGAAGTTGCTTCTACAATTAATGATGCTGTTGCTAGTCAAAGATCTATTAGAAGTGTATTAGAAGATACTTTGCATGCTTTAGAAACATTTGAATCTAAAAAAATTCGTAAAGAATATTTAGAAGCAATTGTATTTTTAGATAAAAAAAATCCAAAATATCTAAATTTATGTGCAATTTTAAATGTTATCGAAGAACCTGCTAATCTATTTTCTAAAACAGAGCTAACAATAGCTAAAAAATTAGAAGAAACTGAAAAAACAGATGAAACTTTTTCAATAGACGAAGAAAAATTTTCAGAAGAAATAGAAGATGCTTTGTGGGAAAATGCTGAAATTTATGATGAAATAGTTTCAGCATTAATTTATTTAGAAGATTGTATTACACCGATTTTTGAATCTCCAAGTGCTTCTGAAGAATTAGTCATGCTTGCAAGATATATTGATAAAAAAATAGTAGAAATGCAAAATGAATTACATATGGCACAATTAAATGAAAATGCATAAAATCATTATATGAATAATATAAAAAATCGTATAAAAATAGAATCTTATTCTGTTAATCCTAATTTACGTTTATCTATAATTAATACTGTTAATGGTAAAAAAGAATATCGAAAAAATTGTATAAAAATTGAAAACAATTATTATATAATAGACGAAGATGTTTTTTTTATTGCTGAAAAAAACATGTATTATAGAGTAAATTCTGGAAAAATAGAAAAAGATTGGGAAAGAAACGAATGGATTTTAATAGGTAGCAAACCTTTAAAAAAAGGAATAGTAAGAGTAGAAGAAGATGGTACTGTAATATATGGTAGATTTACACCAAATATTTATAATAATTGTGTTGCAGAAACAGAAAGTGGACAACATTCTTGTTTGAATCCTGATATTTTAAAAGAATGGTTTTTTGAAGATCTGGGTAGAAATGTTTTTGTTAAAAAAGGCGTTTATGATAAATCTATTGAAAAAGGTATGAAGACCATTAAAAATACAGTTGATCATACAAGAAAAGGATATTGTATTGAAGACAATACTGCTGAATTTGAAGAAAAAAAAGAATTATATAAAAATTATAATCTTAAAATCAATGAAGATGCATTATTGTATGGAAAATATCTTGGTGATAAAAGCTATGGTTGTGAGTTAGAATCCATTCGGGGATGCATGGCTTCATATTTACAAAACAGACATGGTATTGTTATTTGTAGAGATGGTAGTATTAATGGTGGTATGGAAGCAGTTACTGTACCTATGAAAGGAGTAAAAGGTGTTCAAAATTTAATTGAAATAGGAAAAAATCTTTCTAAAACAACAGAAATTGACATTAGTTGTTCTTATCATATTCATATAGGCAATATTCCTACAGACAGATGTTATATTGTTGCTCTATATATTTTATCTTATAAGTTGCAAAAAGACATTTTTAAGATGTTTCCATATTATAAGGTAGATTGGAGAAACTATAAAAGAAAAAATTATTGTCAAAAATTGCCAAAATTGCAAATTAATTCTTTACAAGATTTTTCTAAAGAAGGATTTAAAGAGTATATTGATTTTGTTTATTATAAAATATTTGATTTTCTTTCAGAAGGTCATAAAGCAGATGACAAAATTAATAGAAAAATAAGACAACATCCTAATCGAGAAAAATGGAATATGCATAGTAGATATTTTTATCAAAATTTTATTAATATGTTTTTTTCAACAAGAAATACAATAGAATCAAGAATTCATTGTCCAACAAATAATCCACAAAGATTAGTAAATTGGTTATTTATGAATGTTGCTATTGTTAGATATGCTGAAATAAATATGAAAAAAATTCTTTCTGATGAAAAAATAACTTTTGAAGATGTTCTTAATTTTTATAAAACTCATTATAAAAACGATGAAAAAGCAGCTTTTTTAAGTGATTATTTAATAGCATATTATAATGAAAGAGTTAATGAGTTTCAAAAAGATTTTCAAAATAAAGAATATCTTTCTGATTGGACTTATTTAAACGATAAAGATTATAAATTTTCTTATAATGGAATTTCTTTGTTTGTAAATTAGTTTTTTTTGTTTGTTAGACTACTACTCAAATTAATTTTTGGGTAGTAGTTTTTTATTTGTATTTTTGCATAAAAATATTTTTATGTGGATATATAAACATAATGTTGTAGAAGATTTAACTGATTTACCAAGAGAAACATTTGGTTTTGTTTATTTAATAACTTGTTTAAAAACAAACAAATATTACGTAGGAAAAAAACAAGTTATATCAAGAATAAAAAAGAAATTAACAAAAAAAGAAAAATTAGAATTAAAAACAAGAAAAACTTTTAAATATATTATTAAAGAATCAGATTGGTTGAATTATAATTCTTCTTGTAGAGAATTGCAAGAAGACATAAAAAAATTAGGTGAAGATAAATTTAAAAAAGAGATTATAGAAATATGCTTTAATAAAAAAGATCTCACTTATAAAGAAGTATATCATCAATTTAGATTACAAGTACTTGAAAAAGATACTTATAACGGTAATATATTAAATCGTTTTTATCATTCAAAATAAAAAATTATGCAAGAACAATCATATTTTAATAACAAAGCTGTATCTCAATCTTCAATAAAAGCTTGGAAGTATCTTAGTCCTAAAAAATGGAAGGCAAAGTTTATAGATAAAATTGAAGATGACGATGATGAAAATTCTTCATTTGATTTAGGAAATCTTTTAGATACAATGCTTTTTACACCACATCTTTTAAAAGAAAGATTTTATATTTCAAAATTAGATAAACTACCTTCTGATACTGAACGTAAAATAACAGAATGTATTTATACTGAAATATGTAGAATTAATAGAGAAAGATCTGAAATAAATAAACAATCACCAGAAGAAATTCCATATTTATCTATGACATTTGAAGACAATAAAGAAATTGTTTTAAGTTGTGTTAAAAATGAAAAATGGAATGAACGTTGGGGAGATGATGCGAAATATAATACTATTTATAAGAATGGAAATGATTATTTTAAATTATTGGTAGAGTCTAAAAATAGAAAAATAATTTCTCGTAATCTTTTAGATCAAGCAAATGAATTAATTTTAATTTTAAAAAATCATGATCGCACTAAAAATTACTTTACTCCTTCTGAAGGAATAGAATTATTATTTCAATTAGAATTATTTACTTCTATTTTTCTTGTTTTAGAAGATAATACCGAATTTAATTTACCTTTAAAAGGTGCGTTGGATATTTTAGTAATAAATCATAATGAAAAATCAATTCAAATTGTTGATTTTAAAAAAGCAGGAAATGCACATCAATTTTTAGAAAACGTTCGTAAATATGGATATTGTGATCAATTGAGTTTTTATTATTTTCTTTTAAAAGAAACCTTTCTTAAAGAAAATAAAAAATATGAAAATTATGAAATAAAACTTCCTATAAATATTTGTATTGATATTCAAGATAAAGTTCCATATATTTATGAATATAATAAAACAGATTTATTTATTTCTAAATATGGGAATCAATCATTTTTAAATAATGATCCTTTTGTAAAAGTACGAAAGGGTTGGCTTTCAAGTTTGCAAAAAATTGCATGGCATTATAAAAATGACTTTTTTGAAGAACCATATGAATTACATAAATATAATAAAATAAAATTAGATTTGATACATGACTAAAACAGAAAATACATATAATATTTTAGAAGAAAATTACAAATCTAAAGACAGTATTTATAATGGAATTTATAACAAAACTACATTATTTATGTTGCCGGCAATAGATTTTAATATAAGATATGCTCCTTTAAGAAAACATTTAGTAAATGTATATTTAAATGATTTTGAATATTATCATGATTATCAATGTCCTTTATTTGTTCTTTTAAAAACAAAAACATTTGAAGAATCTTCTTATAAAGATCTAATCAAATCTTTTAAAGATTCTAAATTTTTTGTTTGTGATTATAGTGTAGGAACAAATGAAGATCATAATTTGGTAATGTATGTTTTTGAAGTTCCTAAACAATTTCATGATGTTTATTATAATTTTAAAGGTGCAAAATATTCAAAATTTTCTAAAGAATATCGAAATAAATTTCCAAAATTAACTGTAGATAATACAAATAAGTCTGTAGAATCTTTAATGTGGGGTGTAATAAACAAATCTACATATAGAAAAGAACAAGTAGCAAAACATTTTTCCATACAAAACGCAGAAGGAAAAATTATTGACATGGATGCTTATAATGAATTACTAAGTGATATGGAAAATTGGGATGAAATCTGGGATAAAATTTATCCAAAAGAAGAAGTTTATAGATATAAAACAATTTAAAACAAACAAAAAAATGAGTACTATTTATAAAGTAAAAATATTTAAAGAATTTACTTATCCTTCATCAATGTTAGGTAAAAATAAGGATATTGTTGAAAAATTAGCTGTAAAAAATGCAAGACAAGATTTAGTATCTTGTATAGATGAACATATAAATAATAACTTTAAAAATTTTGATGCATCAATGTTTGATGTAGAAATTAAAAAAGAAATTAATTGGAAATATAATAGTAAAACAACAACAAATAATCTTGTGTCTTTAAATGATATTATACATGTTCTTGCAACACAACAATTTGAAGCTGAATATGGAATATTAAATGTAGATGAAAATCCAGAAATTTTTAATATAGACCCTTTAGGTGAAATATGGTTAAAAGATCCTTTTGAATCATATTTGTTAAACATTATAGATTCGTTTTATACAAAATTAAGTGTGTTTAATCTTGATAATTTGACAATAAGTTTGCAAGATTTTATAAAACACAATGTTGTAAATGTTTCTACAGAAAATCAAGAATCTTTACCAATACCTGAAAGACGAAGAAATTTTATAACATCTGAGTATTCAATATATCGCAATCAATTTCTTCAACCAATTAGTTTTGATGCAATGATAGAAAATCAATCAAATAATGAAGATAGTGATTATGAAAATGACGATATTGAAGAAGATGAAGACGATTATGAAGACGATGAAGATTAAATAAAAGGGAGTGTAAAAACTCCCTTTTTTATTAAATATCAGGCTCTTTTATAAAAGAAACATTATTTATTTCATTTACTTGTTTTTGTATTAATTCTAATACTTGTGTTTCTGTTAATTGATTGCCTTTGTTATCATGATAAATCATTCTTATTTTTTTTTGATCTATAAATTTAGAAATAAGATTTGTAATAAGCAAATTAAATTCATTTTGTTTTGCATAAAAATCAATTATTTTTTCAAATTCATATGAAGTCAATTCAAAAGTTTGATTTTCATCTAATACTGGTATTTGTTCTATTAACGGTGTCATTTTATTAAGTTTTTACAAAGATAAAATTTATTTTTTATTTTTCAAATTTTTTTATAATTTTGTATTTATGACTATAGAAGAAAAATTAAAGTTAGTTGCTGCGGAAAAGCAAAAAATTAATAAAGACTATGGTGATGGAACAGTAGTATCTTTAAAAGATGCTCCTAAACAAGTAGATGCTATTTCTACAGGTTCTTTAGGATTAGATATTGCATTAGGTATAGGTGGGTTGCCTAGAGGTAGAATTGTTGAAGTTTACGGAAAAGAAAGTTGCGGAAAAACCACATTATCAATACATACTATGGTTGAAGCACAAAAAAAAGATGGTCTGTGTGCTGTAATAGATGCTGAACAATCTTTTGATGGATTTTATGCAGAATCTTTAGGTTTAAATTTAGATAGACTTGAATTAAATCAGCCTGATTATGGTGATCAAGGATTGGAAATTGCTGATAGAATGATTTCTACAGGTGCTTTTGATGTTGTATTAATAGATTCTGTTGCAGCATTAGTACCAAAATCAGAAATAGAGCGTGAAATGGGTGAATCTGCTATGGGTAAACATGCACAATTAATGAGTCAAGCTTGTAGAAAATTAACTCCTATTGTAAAGAAAACAAATACTCTTGTAATATTTATTAATCAATTACGAGAAAAAATTGGTGTTACTTATGGTAATCCTGATGTTACTACTGGTGGAAATGCTTTAAAATTTTATTCTTCAGTAAGATTAGAAGTAACAAGAAGCACTACTAAAGACAATAGTGTTTTTGAAGGAGATCTTGTATCAGGAAATCTAACAAAAGTAAAAGTTATTAAATCTAAAGTAAGCCCTCCATTTAGAACATGTGAATTCAATATTTTGTATGGTAAAGGAATAGACAAAATAAACGAGTTAATTAAAGTTGCAAGTGATTTAGAAATAATAAAAAAATGGGGAAAAATCATTACTTATGATGGTAATAAGTATGATATAGAAGTGTTTAATCAAATGCTTGAAGATACTCCTGATTTTTATTTATCGTTGCGCAAAAGTGTTTTAAATAAAGTTGGTGTTAAAGACAATACCTTATAATGATAGAAATAAATGAAATTGAAACAGAATATCCTAAAAGTTATAACTTATTTAAGGATTTCCTATTTAAAGAATGTTCAGATAATTATTCACATTCTGCAATCATTTATTTCTTAGATACACATAAATTATTTATAAACATAATTACAGATTTTAACGGATCTAACTATTTAGTTGAATTAAATGGATTAATGATTGATTCTTTTGAAAATAGAATTGATGCAGAAAAATATGCAATAAAACAAATGTTAAAAATATTAGAAAATACTTCATGAATAATCAAGACAGTATATTATTAAAAATTCATAGAACATATTCAAAAGATGAATCAATAGCTTATCTTTTTGAAGTTTTAAAAAATAAAGATTTTAAAATTGGCTTTTTAAAATCAGAACTTGCCGAATTAGAAGACAAAGTAAAAAATCAAAAACAAGAAATAAGTAGACAGCATACTAAATTAATGTTGATAAAAAAGTATTTCAAAACTAATTTTGATAAATATAAAGGATTAGAAATGTCTCCTAAACAAATTGAAATAATTGAAAAAACAATAGAAGATGATAAATAATTTTGAACAAATAAAACAATTTATAAATGCAAAAAGTGAAGATGACTTTTGGCATTGTCAAATCTGTAAACGAAAAAAAGAACATCCTGAATTAGGATCAAAATCGTATATAGTAAAAACTTATTATATCAGATCTATTGAGCATTTAGAAAAATGTATGCCTGAAATTATTGCTTTATGTACTTTTCATAATGCAAGAGGATATATTAATCTTAATAGACGTTCATTTGAAAAATGTGCATATCAAATGCTTAAAAAAGTTACAGATCAAATTTTAAATAAAGATTTTAAATCTGTTAAAAGTGCATATGATTCAGTAGCAGGACAATTTTCAAATGAACCAGATACAAAATGGATAATAGATATTGATATTAAAGACGACCTGTTTGTTAATCGTGTTTGTAATGATATAAATAATTGTGAACCCAATAGAAGGCAAAATAAAATATATACAATATTGCCTACTAAAAATGGTGTACACATTATTTCAAAACCGTTTAATATGCAAGAATTCTCAGAAATAAATCATACTATTGACATTCATAAAAATAATCCTACAATTTTATTTATTCCTTAAAATTTATAAAATAAAAAATGTATAGTGATTTATTAACCAATATGGAAGAGTTGCTTGACGCTTATGATTGTGATGATCTATTAGTTCAAAATATCTTGAATCTTGTAAAAGAGCACGAACAATTGTTAAAAGGGGCTATTTTATGGTCAGTAGAAGATATGCAGATTTGTGCTGCAAATAATCTTAGTACACCGTATGAAATGTCAAAAGAATTAGCGCAAGAAGTATTAGAAGATATGATAAAACATCATGATGCTGATTATGGTATAGGATGGAGTGACGTTGAATATTATTGTGAAAAATACAGACCAAAAACAGAAGAAAAATGAGTGTATATGGAGATGATAAATATAATGTAGGTGAGGAAGAAACTTTAAAACCACATATAAATTTTTACAAATGAAAATAACAGTAAAACATTATGACAATGAATACTCAGCAGAGTTTTCAGATGAAAGTTCAGTACATGAAGCATTAGAAATGACATGTAGATTATTAGTAGCAGATTACGATCAAAAAATGGTAGAAGAAGCTGTAAAAGTAAAAGCTGTTGAATTAGGAGAGGATATAGGTATTGAGTTTGTAAATGATGATGCTTTTATGAAAAATCCTTGGGATTTTGTTGAAAAATATTTTCCTAATTATCATAGTTCTGATAAAATATTACTTGCAAATGAATTAGATATGATAGTTACAAGATATAGTCCTGAATGGTCTGAATCTGTTAAAAATTTATTTACTAATGAAATGTTAGGATCAATAAATAAAGCTACTGAAGTTAGAAATAGCTATTATGTTGATATATATGAAGAGGCTATACGTGCTTATATAAAAAGTCTAAAAAACGCAAAATGAAAACAAATAAAAAAGTATTGACTGAAACTGATTTTTTTAATAAATACAATATTGAATATAATCAAGTATTACAAAAAGAGTTATCAAAACAAGAAGATAATGATCAAACAACTATTGAAGATTTAGCTCCTTTTGAAGGTTGTATGTATGAAACATATGGTGAAGAATTTGAACGAGTAAAAGAGGTGCTTGCAAAAAGTCCTAAAAAAATATGGACTCTTATTGATAATAATAATGGTTGGTTTGGTATAGTTGCAGGATTTTATATTGTAAACAGAGTTGGATATTTAATTAGTGAAAATGAATGGTCTGATGAAAACGAAGAATATGTTATACAAGATGATAATGAATTTAACTGTTGGTTTGACAATTTACCTGCTTCTGAAAAAATAAAAATAATAAAAGATGCAAATATTACTGATATGAGAGGTATTATGGAAACATGGGTTGATTTAGACTATTATGAAAAAGAATTTTTATTTACAAAATATAATCAACAATAATGGAACAAGCATTACGATATAATCAAGGAAAAATAAGAATGGAACTAGTGCCACACGAATTAATAGAAGGTGTGGCAAAAGTTCTTTCATATGGTGCTAACAAATACACTGTTAAAGACGAACAAGGAAATGTTATTACTGATGGTAGTAATAATTGGCGTAAAGGAATGAAATGGATGGATGTAGTGGCTTCTTTAGAAAGGCATTTAAATGCGTTTAAAAAAGGAGAAGATACTGATTCTGAATCAGGATTATATCATCTTGAACATGCTGCGACAAACATTGCGTTTCTTTTAACATATTATAAATCGCACCCAGAATTAGATAACAGAACACATAACTATTTCTTTCAAAAAAGAATAGGACTTGATATTGATTGTGTTCTTGCTGATTGGATCAGTCATTGGTGTAATCATTTTCAATTAGATATTCCTGAAACATGGAATTTTGACAGAGATATAAAATCAAAATTTGAACAATTGCAAGATAATAAAGATTTTTGGTTAAGTATTCCTGTAAAAATAAAACCAAAAGATATTCCTTTTGAACCTACTTGTTATATTACAGCCAGAGGTATTCCTAATGAATGGACTGAGAAATGGTTGGATATGAATAAATATCCTGTTGCACCTGTATTTACACTAGGTATTGGTCAAAGTAAAGTTGATATAGCAAAAGAACAAAAATTAGATTGGTTTGTAGATGATTCTTTTAAAAATTTTGTAGAGTTAAATAAAGCAGGTATTTATACTTATCTTATGGATGCTCAACATAATCAAAGATATAATGTAGGATCTAAAAGAATTTACAGTTTACAAGAGCTTGTAAAATAAAAAATTTTTGTAACTTTGCTAACTAAATAAATAAAAATGGAATTATCAAGTCAAATTTTAAGTGATATTACGGTATATATGAAATATGCCAAATATCTTCCTGATTTAAAAAGAAGAGAAACTTGGAGGGAATTAGTTGATAGAAACAAAGAAATGCATATCAAAAAGTTTCCACAATTAGAAACAGATATACGAAAAGTATATAAATATGTTTATGCAAAAAAAGTATTACCTTCGATGCGAAGTTTACAATTTGCAGGAAAACCTATTGAGATAAATCCTGTTAGAATTTTTAATTGTAGTTTTCTTCCAATTGATGATTGGCGATGCTTTAATGAAATCATGTTTTTGCTTTTAAGTGGAACAGGTGTTGGATATTCAGTACAATTTCATCATATTGAAAAATTGCCTGAAATAAAAAAACCGAATCCAAATCGTATAAAAAGGTATCTTATTGGAGATTCTATTGAAGGTTGGTCAGATGCAATAAAAATATTAATAAAGTCTTATTTTTATGGTGGATCAACAATTAATTTTGATTTTTCAGATATTCGTCCTAAAGGATCTTTATTAATTACTTCTGGTGGTAAAGCACCTGGTCCACAACCATTAAAAGAATGTATTGTAAAACTTCAAGGTATTTTAGATCTTAAAAAAGATGGGGATAAATTAAGTTCTTTAGAGATACATGACATAATATGTCACATTGCTGACGCAGTATTAGCAGGTGGTATTCGTAGAGCAGCTTTAATATCTTTATTTTCAGCAGATGATGATCAAATGATTTCTTGTAAATCAGGTAATTGGTGGGAATTAAACCCTCAGAGAGGTCGTGCAAATAATTCTGCTGTTCTTATTAGACATAAAATAACTAAAGATTTCTTTTTAGATCTTTGGAAAAGAGTAGAATTATCTGGTGCAGGTGAGCCAGGAATATATTTTTCTAATGATAAAGATTTTGGTGCAAATCCTTGTTGTGAAATTGCTTTAAGACCTTATCAATTTTGTAATCTTACTACAGTAAATGTTTCAGATATTTCTTCACAGGATGATTTGGATGATCGGTGTGCAGCAGCAGCATTTATAGGTACTTTACAAGCTTCTTATACTAATTTTCATTACTTGCGTCCTATATGGCAAAAAACTACTGAAAAAGAAGCTCTTATTGGTGTTAGTATGACAGGAATTGCTTCTGGAAATATTGATCAATATGATGTTAAAAGAGCAGCAGATATTGTTCGTATAACAAATAAAATAGTATCTGATCAAATTGGTATTCATTCTGCTGCAAGATGTACTACTATAAAACCAGAAGGTACAGCTTCTTTAGCTTTAGGTACTTCTTCAGGAATACATGGCTGGCATAATGATTATTATATTAGAAGAATACGTGTTGGTAAAAACGAGGCTATTTATACTCATCTTTTAATTCATCATCCAGAACTTTTAGAAGATGATTATTTTAGACCACATGATACAGCAATTATTTGTATTCCACAAAAAGCACCAGAAAATGCAATTTTTAGAACAGAATCACCTTTTGATTTCTTAGAAAGAATAAAACGTTTTTATATTAATTGGATAAGCGTTGGACATCGTTCAGGTTCTAATACTAATAATATTAGTGCCACAATCTCTATAAAATCTGATCAATGGAAAGATGTTGGTGAATGGATGTGGGAAAATAGAAATTATTACAACGGTCTTTCTGTTTTACCTTATGATGGAGGTACTTATATACAAGCTCCTTTTGAAGATTGTACTAAAGAAAAATATGAAGAAATGGTAACGCATTTGCATAAAATAGATCTTTCTCAAATAATAGAATTGATAGATAATACTGATCTTAAAGGAGAGATTGCTTGCGCTGGCGGTGCTGGATGTGAAGTTAAATAACAAACTAAACAGGGAGTTGAAATATACTCCCTTTTTTATCTTTATGCACACATTAAAAGTAGAAAACAAAATTAAAACTACAGAATTTGGAACAATGTTAATTGTTAATTTAAAAGAAAATAATTTTCCAATAACAACTGTTGAGCTAATTCATAAATTAGTAAATAAAATATTTAAATACAACAATAAAGAATATTTGGTAAAAGACATTAAGTTTTTTGAAAACACGCCTTTAACTGAAAATTCTAAAATAGCTTTAATGACAAAAAAATTATGATAGTAAAAATAAAAAAATTGCATAAAAATGCAACAACTCCTGAAAAAGCAACAATGTTTGCTGGTGGTTGGGATGTAACAGTAACTGAAATTGAACAAACAGAAAAAGATTTTGTTATTTGTAAATTAGGCTTTGCTTTAGAACTTCCTTTAGGTTATAAATTAACTCTTGTACCAAGAAGTTCTTTAACAAAAACAAAATGGATTTTACAAAATTCTCCTGGTTTAGGTGATAGCGATTATTTTTTAGAATATCAATATCGTTTTAGAGCATTACCAGAAAAAGTAAATATTGAAACCGGTGAATTTATTTATCCTCAGTTTCCTTTTAAATTAGGAGATAGAATAGGGCAAGTATATTTAGAAAAAGTAATTCCTATATTATTTATTGAAACTGAAAATTTAAATGAAATAGGAGATAGAAAAGGTGGTTTTGGTTCAACTAATAAATAATATTATATGTATATATGTCATTGCAATTATTGTGAAAATAATTATATAGATTTAAATCCAAGTCATAAAAGTATTGACTATTCTGAAGATACTAATTTATTAGAATTGTTATTTGATTATGATATAGAAGATGATGAACAAGATCGGCAAAAATGTTATATTT